TTACTCAGGCTTGTGCTGCTGCTGTGCGTTCACTTGGGCTTCAATGCTTTCGTACAAAGGAAGTCCAACCTTCATATTCATAACGTCTCCAGCCTTCATCCCGATCACGAGGAGTTGGGTAAGCTGTTGCAACTGTTGCAGTGTGAGTTCGATCTTAATCATGCGGCAGGAGCTTCGACAACGGTGGCCGGCTCCGCAACCAAAACCGGCTCAACCTGCGGCAGCATCGGAGGCACGATCATCTCGGGCTGGGGCGGCGGCACCACCGGCACCCACGGCAGCGGCGGAGCGATGACCGGCGGGTTGATCTGGTTCTCGATTTGCAACGAGACGTTCGCTTCGATGGCCGTCTGATCGACGCCATTCGCGAAGCACCAGCCGAGGACTTGGTCCTGCGTCAAATCAGGATACGGCGTGAACGAACCACTCGGCGCAGCGAACGAACAGGAGCCGTAGCAGGTGCCGCTGTACTGATCCTGAGTGCCGTTGCACCTCCAATCGGCGGTGATGACGACATCGGTGAGAGTGCCTTCGGTGGGCTTAACGAGAAGGCGTTCGATGATCCAGAGGATGGTCATAAATTAGCGGGCTTCGAGGGTTTGGACGCGGGAGGTAAGTTCTTGGATGGCGGCAACCAAGATGGGGACAACCTTCGACAGATCTATCTGTTGAGCCTTAATGCTGCCGTCTTCGTTCACAGCGTCTTTTTGACCAACGACAGCAAACGGGACAACAGAAGCAAGCTCGTGAGCAATGAAGCCTTCACCATCGGTTCCTGAATCTTTCCATTTGTAGGTAGAGGGTTTCAGTGCAGCGATTCGGGTCAACGCATTTAAAATCGGCTGAACATTTTCCTTCAGTCGATAATCCGAAACAGTTCCATAAGTGAGCGTAGCGTTGTTTGCATCTATTGAACCGCGAATAGTGCCGTTAGTGCAGAACGCAATGTGCGTATAAGAAGTTGCGCTTGAAACCGTCTGGTTAAAATTTGCACCATGTTTTGCACCGCCGCTCCATTCATTGACAAACTGAGTTGGGGTTCCTGCCGGAGCATTACTCGTCGTCCCCAAAAGCAAATTGCCAGAGGAGTCTACACGATAACGCTCAGTGCCTCCTGTAGTAACAGCAAACGTGTCTGCCGCAGGATAGTAGATGCCAGTGTTTACGTCTCCGGTCGTTGTGAGAGCGGGAAGCAGTGCAGTGCCAGCAGCAAACGTCGAAACACCAGTCACTCCAAGCGTCGTCCCCACCGTAGCCGCGCCGGTGACGGTGGCGGAGGCGAGGGTGGCGGTGCCGCCGGCTCCGAGGATCTGGTTGCTGGTGATCTTCTTCGTGGTGCCCGATGCAGCCATCGTCGTGTCACTGACATCGACAATGGGAAGGACATCCACCGCGGGATCGACGGTCGTGATCGCCGTCAGTGCTGTGATCTTTGTATCTGCCATAAACTGTTAGTTAGCTTGAATGATGAGTTTGCCACTGTCCTCTTGCAGCAGGAACGACGCGTCCTCCAACAAGACGGAATCGAAAGTCCCAAACGTGATGACGATCTTGTCACCATCCTCCAGCAGAACGAAGAAGTCGTCCTCCTGAAGCAAATCCCGGCGCAGGATAGGCAGATCGCCAGGGGTAACATTACCCCCGCCGTTCGATACCAGTCGTGTGCCGAGAGCGAGTGTCACGATTGAATCACGCCATTGAATGCGATCACCTGACCGCTGGAAATCTGGAAGCTCGTGATCGGTCCCGGCAGGGTAATACCAGCAGGGATGGTCGCCGTGGACCAGGATCCGCTGATGTTGCCACCGGTGATCGAGCTAAAGGTGGTAGGGGCGATGGTGGTGATGGCCACAAACGGGCCAGTGGTCAGCGTGGTGGCTGTCACCAGTTGAAAGCCGCCCTGTCCCATCGAATACTCGATGGCCTGATTTGCTACGTCGCTCATATATCCCAGATCTTCCGGATTTGATTCTTGGTGAAAGTGCTCTCGAAGCGGGATCCTTGGCGGTCTTCCAACCGGCTGAATCCCTTCTTCACTTGGTCCTTGAGTTCGGTCTCGCGAGCAAAGCCGGTGACCCCGAAGCGGGCCACCGGTTGTCGCATCCACCGCTTCCCATCAAGGACAACAGAGTCGGTACCCATCGGAGCGATATGCTCGATGGACTTGCCATTGTTCTCGAAGGTGTAGATCGGCATATCAGGAACCCATTTCGCTGTCGTACTCCTCAACCATCTCCCGCATACCCTTCTCGTCCATCGGCTCCTTGGAGGCCATGGCCTTCTCGCTCTTGTTCTCGTACTCAGCGGGCATGCCGTTGACGCTGCGGATCTCGATATAGGCTTCGCCGTTTTCGAGCTTCTTGAGGACACCGCGAACATCGTCCAAAACCACTTCATCACCGACCTCGGGCATGGCCTGTTGGCCATCCTCCATGTCAGTGGAAAGGGCTTCGAGCGGAATAGAAATCATGGGTGCATTGTTGTCAGCCTCATCGCATCCGCAAGCGGAATGAGAAGAGGGGGCACCACCTTTACGATGATGCCCCCTCGGGCTAACGGCAATCACCATGATGGTGGCCGTCTTTGGTCGCATATTACAGCGTGGTCGAGGTCTTGGTCCGATGGACAAGATACCACACCGGGTTACCGGTGGAACCGGTGTTACCAGCGGCCAGACGCAGGGCGGCGAAGTACAGCTTCACACCAACGGTGACGAGCTGGTTCAACGGATCCGACTTGTCGGGGGTGTCGGTGATCACGATGCGCGGGGACAACGGATCATCACCGGTCAGAGCAGGGATACCGAACGACTCGTTACCGAAGAAGAACGAGGCGATGATGTCCTTGCTGACGGCCAGACCGCCACCGGCGGAGGTCGCCTGATAAACGAACTCATCGGCAGCGGTGCCGGAACCAGTACTGACAAACGAGTTGGTCTGGGTGACCACGCGGCAACCGTAGATGGAACCAACCTCGCCCTTGTAGAACGGCTGGCCCTTGTTGCCGTAGTTGGAGGCGTTCAACCAGTCAGCATCGCGCATCAGGTCGCGGGTCACACGGGGGTCGGTGGCCAGGACGTAGCCGCCGTTGATCAGCGGGGCGCGGTTGCGCTTCAGGCGGGTCATGGAATCGAGGACAGCCGAAGCGGTCATCGTGGTGTTGGCCGCGGTGGTGTCGCTGTTCAGCGCAGAGAAGCTCTGCGTGGTCAGGGTGGCGGGGTTACCGTACACCTTCACGCCGCCGGAGCTGGCCACAGTGTTCACGGCGTCCGAGTTGTCGAACGTACCACCACCCTCGGCGGCGGAACCGATGGAGGAACCGCTGGCGGTGAGGTTGGAGCCGATCAGGGTGTTTCGGATCACCGAGTCAACCCAGAGGGCCATGTCCAGACCGGAGGTCTTGGTGGCCTGCTGGAGCGAGTTGAACAGGTCGGTGGCGCGGAGGATGTCGGTCAAACCGATCACCTGACCGTACTGAGCCAGCGACTTGCTCAGGCTGTTGAGGGCCAGAGCGCGGTAGTTCGAGGAGCTGATAGCCGTACCCTCAGAGCTGATGGTCTGAACACTGCCAATGCTCGGAGGTCCGAAACGGAACATCGAGATGGCCTTGTTACCATTGTTCTTGGGGATCGGGGCCTTCATGGAGAACTGATCGAGGATCGTCTCCTGTTGAACGATGGAGAGCAGCTCCTTGCTGAAGTAGTTCTGGAACTGGCTCGTGAGCGTGGTTGAAGTAGTAACTGGCATATTTGAGTTGTGGTTGTTCTATCAGTTTTCGTCCCGGTCGAACGCCCTCGACGCTTTCAACAGCGCCTCCCTCTGCTCCTTGAGAGACAGCTTCGAGAAATCTTTCTCCTCAGCCTTAAGTTGTCCTGCCGGCACGCTTTTACCAATAGCGGTCTTCTGCTGGAGCTTATTGAGTTGTTCCTTCAGAGCCTTGTTCTCGGCCTCGATCGACTGAGCTTTTCCCGCAGTGTCCTGGAGCTTCATCAATTCCACCGCATGGACAAGTCCATCGGGCATTGATGTCAGCATCGGCACCTTCTGGAGCAGTTCGACAGTACGTTTGTACTCGGGGCTGTTCTGATCCTTCAGCCAAGTCTCCTTCTCGGACAACCGTGCATACGAATCAGACCATGCCTTTGCGAACTTCTCCTGCTGTACCTTCTGCTGTCGCTCCGTAGCAGCTTTTCGGACTCCATCAGCCTTGGCTCGCGCCGCCTTGGCCAACTGAGAATCGCCATCAGCATCGAACTCCTTGGCCGCAGCCTCGTAGTCCTCCGCCGTGTAGCCCTTCTCATCTCGGAAGGAACTGGTCTCAGCAGCCTTGGATTGCTCCCGCTGCTTGCCCCACTCCTCCCTTTCCCGCCTCACCGCTTCGCGCTCAGCCTTGAGGGCCTCCTTCTCAGCGTTGATTTGCTCCCAGGTCTTCGCCTTTCGGTTCTGTTCCTGGGCGAATTTGCTGCTCTTATCCTTCTCCGTCTTCTGCTCGGTCTTCTTCTCGGCCTTTGCTTCTGGCTCTGATCGGCTAGTGCCTACTTCCTGCTCGCCACCATCGACCTCTTTACCGGCACTCCCCGCATCGGAGGAATCTTGCTCAGCAGGAGCCGTCTCATTTGTATTTGGAGACTGCTCCTTGGGCTGGCTGTCGATATCGACACCGGCATCGTAGTCATTGGCCAAAGCGAGCATCGCATCGGCACTCAGTGTATCATCTGGCATATTGTGCTTTTACTCGTTTGCTGGTCCGCACAGACCGGCAACCGCAACTTTGATCCTATGTGTTCGTGGCAGAATCCGGATCATCCTCCTGCCCCGTAATTGATTCTTGGTCGGCCATCATCTCGATGACCTTCACAAGACTGGCCTGACCCATTGCAAAACCTGATGAGTATTGCAAATGGTTTCGGTCAGTTATGGCTGAAGCGTTCTGCATGAGAACGGTATTCAGCAAAGCGTCCTTGAAGCGTTTCCCGCTATCGCTCTTGAAGAAGTTGCTCAGTGCATTGGCGTCTTCCTTGCGCCATGGTAGCGGGTTTACCCAGCACTGATGTCGGCCAAAGGTCCAAGCAGCGCGGACTCGTGCGATGATGGAGATCATGGTTACTTTGCGGCCTTCTTCCGACCTGCGGCCTGACGGCGCATGAACTCCGCGGCACCGAGCTTCTTGCGACCGATGTAGGCAGCAAGTGCGCGGGGATCATCGGCACCCTCTTTCTTGAGTTCGGTGGCGAGCTTACTGAACTTGGATTTCTTCTTCATGTTAGGAAATGGGTCACCAGGCTTTGCAACTCCAATGCCGCGGCGTGGTCTTGTCCGTGGCAGTATCGCAGTTATGCCGTGCGCGGAAGTTCTTCCGGCGCTCCGGATCATCCCGCTTGATCTCCATATTCGGATCGCCGAAGCGGACCTTGATCACGGTACCCTTGGGATTGCGAACATACACCGCCTTCTTCTTCTTCTCGCCCGGAGTGTAGAAGGGCTTGTTGAGCGTAACCTTCTTGCCTTGGTATTCAGCCATATCAGCCCTCTCCAAAGATTGGTGATTCCTGAATTTCCTTAAGATCGGACACCGGCTTCTTCCGCTGGAATCGCACCTTCGGCGGAACACCCTCCTCGAGCGCCTGCAATCCTCCCGGCTCTATCTCCCGCGGTGTGGCCGGTGCGACGCTGCATTGGACGACGGTTCCCTCGGTGAGTGGTATCATAATCTTCTTATTCTCGAACTCTCCGCACCAGTCATTGGCATTGAGAGTTGGCCAACAACTAGGTCTCCCCGCGGGAGGGAACCTGCGGCAGGTCCCGTCCACACAATAGAACCGACAATCCTTACATGTCACGGTGATCATCACATCATCTGGGCTTGTTCAGCGGGAGCCGCTACCTCCGCGGGAACCGGAGCGGGGGGTTGCGAGGAAGCGAGCAATCCCGTGCTCTCGAAGAACTTCTGGATCTCCTTCCGCAGCTTCCTCGCCTCGTTCGTAGCCACCTGCTCGTAGCCCTGGAGAAGGCTATCGATCCGCATCATGAACGCGTTCTTGCTCACCGGACTCAGTTGCTGCCCCTGCTGAATCGCACCATTCAGGTACTGCAT